GGATTTATATTTTAAAGGGCCGGATGGGTCAAAACCCAAGTATAAAGTAGTTGTTACTTCCAATGCTCTTCCGATCATTGATGCTTCCAAGATTACGGTAGAAGGTGGCTATGCGCTGGAAATAAATAATGCCACTAAAGAAATGGTGATTACCTATGATGCGAATATGGATAGGAGCAATGTTAGGTTGAACTTTGCCGAAGGGGCTTTAATGGCAGGGGCTACGGTTGAGACTACTACATTTGATCTTTCTGATGATCCGGTTACGCTGAATATTCGAGTAGCGGGCACTAATCGTTCATACATATTAAAAATAGATTATTCGGCTCTTATGACTCCGGCCAGTGAATTTGGTTTCCAGGATGTGACGGAAGACTATGTAAACAAAGCGGAATATCCGTATATTACGGTGATGAAAATAAATAACGCTACGTTGAGTAATGTCATTGATAAAAAACCGGTAAAGCCAAATCCGGAACGTTGGGACCCGAGTGGTTGGTATGGAAAGACGCAAGCTGAGGCGATGGCAGTATTGGGTGATTTCAATGATCCTGCTACGTATCCGGGAATAACGAATATCTCAGGTGTCAACTTTACTGTTGTGACATTGGACGCTTCCAAAGTAAAAGGTAAATTAATTATTGATGACCAAAATAGCGTATCTTTGTCAGAGGTGAATAATCTGGTGGTAGTAACCGGTAATCATATTGCGGATAAGGGCAATGCAGGTGGTAGAGGTATTTTATACGGTGATAATAAGGTTTATTCTGATAAGCTGGCTTGGATTGAATCTCAACCGCTTAATGTACAGTTTGGCGAATGCTTCGGCTTTACCGAAGACGGAAAAATCTCTTTTGATGTAGCTACCGTGAAAGACAACACATTGATGAAAGTGAGATTCTATAATGCGGATTATACGGGGCTCAATACAAAATGTGGCATGAATGAAATGTAAGGCGAAGTACGTGAAACCGCCTGTACATCGGTGATTGACGAATGTCACGCAATATATTTGGGAAGAAAACAAAAAGTTCCGTTCCTTCTATTTTGCTTCCGTTGCTTCTATATTCATTCCGGTGGACTGTGCTGTAAATAGGGGAAACAATGAGAGACAGATTGAAAAGGCGAAGGAAAGACTGTATGTTGCTTCTGTTTTTAGGCTTAAAACAAAGGCTATACGCTCCATTTAGATGGGTGTATAGCCTTTATTAATTTAGATATAGAAATACATTACAGCGGCTTAAAATGCTATTTTCGTGCGCTTCGAATAAGCACTCCTTGTTGTATGATCGCTTTTTTAGTAGCGAAGGAAACACCATCGGACAACCCTTTGTGACGTAGGGTTTCTTCCGTAATACCTATTTCTTCAGCAGTAAATTCAGAATAGATTGCTGATATAGAACCAAAAAAACGGCTTGTTTTTTTGAAAATGAGATGAACATGTATAACCTTAGTCTCTTTAGCCATGACTTTACTTTTAGATATTTGTAATACTAAAAACTTCTATATAGTTGCTATATGGAAGTTTTTCTAATTGCAAATATACGAAATAAATGAAGAAAATAGGATGTATTTTTGTTTATTTCGTGATAAATACAGACTTATGGAAAAGATATAATTTATTGTTAAAATAGCCTATACCCATGTCAGCACCCTTTAAACACCCATTAGAAAATAGAGACAAAATGTGAATATCACCCATTAAACACCCATTAAAAAAGAAGTGTTTTTATTATTGAGTTTTACCCTATAATACTGGTATATGCATTGAGTTATACCCTATAATACAACTTTTAGGAATACAGATATTTTTGGTAATATGCTAAAAAACAATGATTTATAATAAAATATAATGTTTAATATTAAGTTAACCTTTTCATAAGTAGGGACATTTGACTTTTCAAAGCATCCACATCGTCTTCTAAATGGTTTACTTTATCATAATACGTCGCGTTAATATTAGGCATCTTTGCGCTTAAATACCATTCCACATATAGTATAGTATTAATCTCATCTTCCATCAAATTAAAGTTTGGGTAATTAGCTTTATCAACATTATCAGAGGTACAAACTATAAAACCATGTTCACGGAATCTATTTTTTATGCGTTTCACGTAAGCACGTCCACTTCTGTCGCTTACCACATATACATGATTGTCTTTAATCTCATTCCATTCACTTCGATCCAATAATCTTAAAATGAGATATGAACAGTCTAATAATGTCGGAGACATACTTTCTCCTCGTACTTTAACACAGAAATATTTTCTATTCCTACGTAGCATATTGTAAGGAAGCCTAATAGTCTCCACGACTTCTATAAAATCAGGATTTTCACATCCATAACCTGCAGCTACAGATATATCAACGATAGGGATTGACTCAAATTCCGACTCTATTGGAACGATTTTAGAAATTTTCGTTTGATTGTCATCACGCAACATTGAACCACATCCAGCAAGCAACCAATCCGTAGAGATATCGCTATAATATGAGAGAAATTTCAATAAATTATCTTCAGACATTCCATTTGGTTGACTCAACACGCCATTGGTTATGCCTGTATTTTTATAACATTCATACTTTGTAATCCCTTTAAAATCTAAATATTGCAGAATTCTCTGCTTTAATACTGAAAAATCTCTCATATTTTCTTTCATAATTGAAATATCTCTATTATATTTGCAGCGTGTTACAGATTAACAGCGCTCAAATGTATGAATAATTACTCTAAAATAAAAAGGTATGAAACAAATAATTGAATTAAGAGACACCGAAAAACGAAAGATGATTGCAGAAACATTTGGAATATCTCTCGCAAATCTTAGTCAAATACTCCGTTTCAAACGGAATGGAAAGAATGCAGAAGCTATTCGTAGAATGGCACAAGAAAATGGTGGAATTAAATATACTGAAGGTAATGAACCATCAAAAGTGAAGGTTTTGGATTCTCACGGAAATGTAACAAGAGTAATAAGCAATAAATAAAAATCTGCAATGCAAAAGAATAAGATTTTGAAACGTATAGATCGCATTATTTTTCAAGCCATTGTCATGGGTGATAACTTAACAGCAGATGATGTGCTACGCCTCGGCAACCATGCCAGATTCAAGAAGAAACTATTCATGGTTGGTGACACGTGCCGGGTTTCAGTGAGAAAGTTGTCCAATTCAGCGAGTATATTCACAGTCGTCAATTACTACTACATCAATAGTCTCTGTTTTACGGATCGTATCCGCCACTATTTGGGCAAATTGAGGACAACAGCATTTCGTAATATGGGCATAAGTGAAGTCATTGTCGTAATCATAGATGATACGTGCCTTTAGCTTATGAACAGGACATTTTACATCTCGGAGTATACTCTTGCATATTGTTTGGTCTGATGCAAGTTTAGATTCCAAATCATCGAAAAACATCATAACGGTTTATTTAAATTAAATATTTTCCATATTGGCTACAAATGTAGCAAAACTATTCCGGTTCGTGATGAATAGGAATAGCCTTTTTAGAAACATGAATGTAGAACAAGAAAAACGATATAGTATATGAAAACATTTAGAGTGATTCAGAATGTGTTGATAGCGGTCGGGATAATAACTACCGTTTCATTGGTTGACGGGATTGAGGTGTCTGCCTCTAATGTGCAGGCGGCTTTTGTCATTGCCTGTTTCACGATAGTGACCATTCTTGAAAGGGAATTCCGTTCGGAAAAGGACGAAGAGTAAAACAAGTATGCAAGCAAGGAACTTCCCCGTATTTCGGGATAACACAGACTCATGGTTTCAGATTGAATTTGTCATGGTATTATTTAATGGTGTTAGGACAGGTTTTCAATGGGAACAGGTGAAAAGAGGGGAAGCAGCTACAATCCTGGGGCAGTGCCGGGACTTGCGCTAAAGTTAATAGTATAATTATTATGGCTGAGATATTTAATAATCGGATTTGCGTGTTTGCGAATGAATTAATCATCTTCAATCCCAAAACGCAAGTTGGGAGTGAAGATGGGTTCATTCCTGAAGGAACATACTATTCGATGGTGAGGAACGGGCAACTTATCGTACTCCGTCGTGGTATTCCCGGATGTCCTGCCCTAGTAGATTTTGAAACCATGAGAAAGGACGTAAAGAAAGGGTACATTGTACGTAAAGGTGATCCCCGTGCAGAAATTGCCGCTAAAACACAGAAATCCATACTGGAAGATGCGATTGTCTACAGCAATGCCGCCTACGAGTTTTTCAGTGTGAAATACCGCTATGACGGTGACAAGAAGCTTCCCCCCGCGAAGATTGACGAATATACCCTTAATGTGCGCATCATGAACGCGCTCCTCTCCCTTCGCGATGGTCGTAAAGCCAACTCGATAGGCGGTGGTGGTACGCGCATCAACGTTTGGGAAAAGCTCTGTAAGTTGAGCAATGATCTTCTGACACTGAAAGACCCGAACGGGCGTGATATTTTTCCTCATAACCTGCCGAAGAACTGGAAGGCTTTGAAACGTAAATGCGAGCAATATGAAGCGGCACGACGGATCAGTGAGGAAGAAGGCTATCGCAGTGTCATCCATAAATCGTATGGCAACAAATACGCGGCAGTCGTACTGAACGAGGACGCAAAGGCAGTGATGCATAAATTAATCAGTATGCATAACAATCTGAATAATGTTCAAATCATGGAAGAATACAACAAGGTGGCTTCCCTGATGGATTGGAAACCGATCGATAGTCCTACCACCGTTGAGAACTGGAGACAAAAATTTGCTCTCACAACAATGGCGGGAAACAAGGGAGACAAAGCTCTGAAGAACACACGCATGAAACAGATACACCGCGAAGCCCCGACACAAGCACTTACTTACTGGACGCTGGACGGATGGGATGCGGAACTGTTCTATCAGAAAAAGACTCCCAAAACGGTAAAGAAAAACGGTGAGGAAAAGAGATATATGTACACTACTTATACCAACCGGAAAACGATGGTAGTCGTACTTGACGCATGTGAAAAATATCCGGTAGGGTATGCCATTGGCGACCATGAATCACCCGCTCTTATTCGTGAAGCATTACGAAATGCGGTACAACATACCAAAGAGCTATTTGGGGAACGCTATAAGCCTTTACAGCTACAAAGCGACAATTATCAAAAGAAGGTGATGGTTCCCTTCTATGAAGCCATGACCAAGTACTATACACCAGCCGCTTTGGGAAATGCAAAGTCCAAAATTGTAGAACCCTATTTCAAACGGCTGAACGTGGAATACTGCCAAAAACAGGCGAACTGGTCGGGCTTCGGTATCACTGCCGACAAAGATAACCAGCCTAATTTGGAAGTATTAAACCAGAATCACAAGTTCATCCCGGATGAAGCCACCGTTATTGCGCAATTAGAGGCTATAATAGCGCAGGAACGGGCAAAGAAGATAGATGCTTACCGCGCTGCATGGGAACGTACCGAAGAAGCCCGCAAAATGCCTTTCGGGATTGAGGAATATCTGATGCTCATGGGGGAAACCACCGGACGCACAAACAAGATCACAGGTTCGGGACTGTTTATCGAGTTCATGGGTGAACGAATCTGCTTCGACAGCTTCGACCTTTCCCTCCGCGACCATTACAACGAAGACTGGATAGTACGCTTTGACCCGGACGATATGAGTCAGGTGCTTGTATCGAACGCAAAACGCCTGAAGTCCGGTCGTGTTGACAAAGAGATCGGGACATTGCAATACGTACTGCAACGTGATATCAAAGTTCCGATGGCTTTGGCTGATCAGAAACCGGAACATTTTGAATACCGGGCACGTGTCGACAGGTTCAACACTGAAATGGTGGAAACGGTGAAGGAGAAAGTGAAAGAGGTAGACAGGAGAATCACCACCATTTGCCAACGTATCCCCGAAATAGCTGCAGGAACGGTTCTTGACCGCTACCTGATAACCGACAGCTTGGGACAGCACAAGGATGTCCGGTCGAAAATGAGGGATGACGCCACGGACGCGGATTTCATGGAAGTGACCCAACATATCACCCGGCAAAGTGTAGCAATGGCTTCCACCGGAACGGATGATGAAGATTACGATTACAACCCGCTGGACATGAATTTTTCAAGATGATTTAAAAACAATTTAAAAGATATACAACATGGATAATCAAGCATTAAAAACGTACATAGAGAAGTTAATCAATCGCGGATCATCCGCAACGGAGTTGGCGCGTAAATGTGGAATATCGGATACCGCCATGTCCCAATTCAGAAGCGGCAAGTATGGAGCTAACGAAGACTCTATCGCTGAAAAGATCGCTTCCGGTCTTAATTACTACGAAAACGCCTGGAATGTAGTGGAAAGCGTCACCAGTTACCAGCAGGTACGCACCGCGTTCGTGGCAGCCAAACGGAATCACAAATGGATGTGCATATCTTCCCGATCCGGCAGTGGGAAGACTCAATCCCTCATAGACCTTTATAACATGAGTACTGATAATTCAGTCATATATCTGAAATGCCGGAAGTGGACGGCACGTAAATTCCTGACCAAGTTAGCCACATGCATGGGGGAAACGGTAACGCGCTATATGGATAACGATGACCTTATGGACTTGGTTGTTTCACACATAAACCGCATGGCTGGAAAATCCCCTTTGTTAATCCTTGATGATGCCGGAAAACTGGCGCACAGTGCCCTTTGTACGTTGATACCTCTATATGATGATACTTTACACCGTTTGGGGGCTATCGTAGCCGGAACGGAGACGCTGGAACGCAATATAAAGCGTTATGTCGGTCGTGTAGAAGGATACGACGAAATAGACGGCAGATTTTGCCGGAACTACATCGCATTACTGGGAGCCACAAAGAAGGATGTCAAAGCCATTTGCGCGGCAAACGGGATCAATGATACGGAGGAACAGGAAAACATTTGGGGAAAGTTGAATAAAGAGAAAAAAGAGCCTGTGCCGGGAAAATATGTTTGGTTTACCGATGATTTGCGTGAACTGTCCGGCATGATCGAAGACCGTATAATCAAACAACAAATCGAGCGTGGAGAACTGGCATGAAAGTTTGGAGTCAGAAGAACCTAGAAGACATCCGACATGAATATATTGATTTTGACGGTGAATGGTATCTGGCATTCGGTCGTCCGGAAAAATCCGGTTGCTGGATCATTTACGGAAAGTCGGGACAAGGAAAAAGTTCTTTCGCTCTGCAGCTGGCACGCAAATTTGATGAAATGGGGCTCCGGGTTCTTTATTTAACACTTGAAATGGGCGCGTGCGACGACTTCGTGAATTCCGTTCTTAGTGTCGGCATTCATAGTAAAACGAATAATATAATCTATTCGGATGAAGCCACCATCACAGAACTGGACGAATACCTCTCAAAGCAACGCAGCCCGGACGTGATAATGATAGACTCCATACAATACTTCGAGCAGCAAGGGGGAGCGAAAGCCCCCGAAATAATCCGCCTGCGCAAGAAGTATCCGCGAAAGATATTTGTCTTCATCTCGCATGTGGACGGGCGCGAGGTGGAAGGAAAAACAGCCTATGACGTGAAACGTGACAGCTTTAAAAGAATCTACGTGGAACATTTCAAGGCAACATTTATCGGACGTGGCAAAGGAGGTTCACGCGGATATTACATAGTATGGGCGGAAGGGTATCAAAAATATTGGATTGAAAATATTAAAAGCGATAATGATGGAACAGAAGACGAAGAAACCTATCAGTAAGAGCCTTATCAAACGCCTGCATATCATATACAGCGCACAAGGCATTGATGACGAACAAAAGCGGGCTATCCTGCTAGACCTGACAGACGGACGGACAAATACCACAAAAGAGTTGACATACAGCGAGGCAATGTATCTCTGCGGTTATTTGAACGGTGCGAAAAAAGAAAACCAGGATCTAACCATCACCGAACGGGAAATAAGGAGACGCAGATCGGCTGTCCTGAAAAGAGTGCAGCGGATCGGAATCGACACAACGGACTGGGGAGCGGTGAATGCGTTTTGCCTTGATACCCGGATAGCAGGAAAGAAGTTTCGCGAACTGGACGGGGAAGAACTTCTCCTGTTGATACCGAAGCTGGAGTCAATATTAAAAAAGAAAGAAGATGGCGGATATTAGTGCGGAACAACACCGGATAAACCGGATTAATGAATTACTGGATCGGCTTGACAAGATTCCCGGTGAGCTGGATGCCATACACGAAAAATTGTATGCCGGAAATATGAATCGTAACGAGTTTGCGAAGTTGGTAGACCAAAGGTCATCGCTTTATATCGAAGCGGAAAACAAGGAACGGGAACTGAAAGAAGTATATAAAATCAAATTGTAATTAATCATTTAAAAATTTAATAGTATGGATATTAGTAAATTGTCAAAAGAAGAAAAGGCTGAATTGTTGCGTAAACTTAAAGAAGAAGAAAAAACAGAGTCCATCCGGCGGAAGGAAACCTACGAAGCGTTGAGACATCAGTTCATGTTCGATGTGGAAAGTAAACTCATGCCAGTAGTGAATGATGTTCAGGGCTTTTATGATTGGATTGTGGGTGAAAGCAAGGCTTTCCGTAACGTAATGCGGGAATACGGTCAGCTCCGTATGCGTCAGGGTGAAGAGACCGCCACTTTTTCAGTAGTAGACGGGAACTTTAAACTGGAGGTGAAAAGCAACAAGGTGAAAAGTTTTGATGAACGTGCCGATCTTGCTGCCGAAAGGCTGATTGACTACCTGAAGAATTATATAGCCCATTCGGAAAAAGGAGTCGATGACCCGATGTATCAAATGGCGATGACGCTTCTCGAACGTAACCGGCAAGGTGATTTGGACTATAAGTCTATCAGCAAATTATATGAATTGGAGTCGCGTTTTGATGAAGAATATGCCTCTATCATGCAACTGTTTAAAGAAAGTAATGTCGTGTATAAAACTGCAACTAATTACTATTTCCATAAGCGTGACGAGAACGGAGTATGGCGTCGTATTGAACCTTCATTCTGTAGATTATGATTATAGCAGTTGACTTTGACGGAACCATTAGCCGGGGGAGATTCCCGGCTATTGACGGAGAGCAGCCATACGCTGGCGAATCGCTCCGGAAATTACATGATGAAGGACATAAAATCATTATTTGGACATGCCGTACTGGTGATCAGTTATTGAATGCCATCAACTGGCTGTTGGAACGCAAAATACCATTCGACCGTGTGAATGACCATGATCCTGAAAATGTCGCTAAATATGGAGAAGGCGGGAAAAAGATATATGCCCATTGCTATATCGATGACAAAAACATCGGAGGTTTTCCCGGATGGCTGGCATGTGTGGAGGAGATTGAACGAATGGAAGAAGCCTATAAGATTTCTTTAAAAGAAAATGAAACGTCCCCCTATTAAATTCATAATCCAAATAGATGAAGACCGACTCTCGGAACTTATTTATTACTGGAATTACTACGACAAACCCTGTGACTTACTTTTCCGCAAACCGAAAACACCGGGACTAGCCGCGGTAATATTGACGGTAGAAAGCGATGAGAGTGCGGACTTCCTATGGAGAATAAAAGAGAAAACAGGGGCAAAGTTATACCAAAAATAAAATCAAGTTACAATGAGAAAAGAATACTATAATTACATTGTAAAGATGCCCGCAGTGCTTCATGAAATGTTTCGTCAAAAGGTTTATGACAATCATTTTTCAGATATGAAAACTGTAATGACTCACTTAATAAATTCATATATCTGTACGTGTGACGGAAAGAAAGTTTCCAGAGCGACACAGCTTGTTCTTTCACACATGAAAAAGAATCCTGATATGGAATTCTTTTTCCGCCACCAAGAAAAGTCTGTTTTTGTTTTTGAAATGGATCATTCTGTTGTCAGTGGCTTACAGCGTGCGATCGAAGTTAGTGGTCTTAACCGAACTAAATTAGCCATACACTTGATATGTTCTTTTATTTCAAGTGCCGACACTACTCTTCAGGCACTTTCCGGAGAGATTCTTGTAGGCTCTATTTCCTGCAATCAGGATACATACTTAATCCATACTTATGTGAGCGACTATCAGTATGTATTTCTCAAAGAAACGGCTATGGCTAGAAAAATGAAAATAGAGGGGATGCTTACTGCAGCAGCGGAAATACTTGTAAGAAATGATGCTGATGCGGGTTATTACACACCAGACGTGCTTCAAAATATAGTAGATCGGGTACTTGCTATACAGGGAAGTACGCTAAAGGATTTTCGTAGACAGAAACTGGTATCTATTCGAACGAACACCATAGGTTGTGACCGTATTCTCCTTTTTATGAGAAA